CCATTAATTAAAACTAAAGGAATGGGAGCTTGAAATGGCTGAACCTACCCAAACTAATCGAGAGGACATTATCAAGATTAACGGAGAGCTACAATTGATTCATCAGAAGCTGGACAATCACATTACACACATGAGTGCCAAGATAGACACCATCTTCAAGATTGTTTGGACTGTGAGTTTTATGGTATTCAGTTTAATTCTTAAAGCTGTATATACTGGTCTTATGTAAGAACTTTTGTTATAACATTTTATGGCATGGCGTTATAAAATATATAATGGAGATAGGCTTGTAGAAGAAAACACAACTTCTAATAAACCTTCTATTGAAATAGACCATCATCCTAATTGGGTTATTAAAAAAGATGACAATGGAATTGTCACTAGCATAGTTTATCAGCCACCAGCTATTCACATTACCTACGAAGAAATACAACAGACAGGAAAGGAAGACTTGGTATGATAGACAAGGATGCGATTGACATAATGGCTCGGACTATTTACGGAGAGGCAAGAGGAGAATCAGAGGAAGGACAGATGGCAGTAGCCAATGTCATTAAGAACAGGGTAAAGAAAAAATCGTGGTATGGCAGAACAACAAAAGATGTTTGCCTCAAGGCATGGCAATTCTCATGCTGGAATCATAAGGACCCAAACTTTAAAGTTATCTCATCACTCGATAAACGGAATAAAACATTTGCCAAGCTATTGATATTGGCTGAGCAAGTTTTAAATAATGATGTGAAAGATAATACTAAGAGGTCTACGCATTATCATAATTTTTCTGTGAAACCTAAGTGGTGTAGGGAGTTGACACCAATTCTTACTATTGGTAATCATCACTTTTATAATAATGTGAAATAATATGTTAGGTACTTTATTAGGTTTGTTTAGTGGTAAGGCAAGTAAGAGCTTATTAAAAGCTGGACTAAATGTTATTGATGAGCTTTATGAATCTGACGAGGAGAAAGCACAAGCTCAGCGTACACTAGCTGAGATAGATGCTAAGTTAAAAGAAAAACAGATAGCTGTAAATATACAAGAGGCAAAACATTCTAGTATATTTGTAAGCGGTTGGCGCCCATTCATTGGCTGGTGTTGTGGCGTAGCTATTGCGTGGCATTGGATAGGTATTAGTATATTACAATGGATAGCTACAATAACTGGAAGTCAAATTATTTTTCCTACTTTTGATTTATCTCAGATGTATCCCATTATCCTTGGGATGCTCGGTTTGGGATTTGCTCGTAGTTATGAGAAAAAACAAAAAGTAGATGACAGGCATTAATAAAAAAGTAGCTCTTGTTATCGGTGATACCCATGATGCTCCTACACTATCTAAAGAAAGGTTTTTTTGGATTGGCAGACATACTGCTGTTCTTCGCCCTGATATTATTATTCATATTGGAGATATGTCTTCATTTGATTCTCTTTGTCATTTCATTCCTGATGATACCTATACAGCTAAGATTACAAAACCATTATTTGAAGAAGATATGCTATCGTTACAGGAATGTCTGCGTCAACTTGATAAGGGGATGGGCAAGTTCAATGTCCGAAAAGTTTTAACAGAAGGCAACCACGAATTTAGATTGCATAGATACGCAGACAAGAATCCTCCAGTCTTTGGCATACTCCAAAAAAGATTCTATGAAATTATTGAATCATTCAAGTGGGAGCATATAGAGATGAGCAAGATGTTTGATTTTGCTGGAGTTAATTTTACTCACGCACCTAAAAATTCTATGGGTAGGGAGTATGGTGGTATTAATGCTGAACGCAAGATAGCTACTGAAACTTCCAATGATTTAGTCTTTGGTCACTCGCATAGATTTCAAGACATAAGAGTTCCAGTTCTTGGCTCTCCCTTATCTTACAGGAGAGTAGTTAATGTTGGTTCTTCTATGCCTTACGGACATATAGAACAATATGCCAAGCATAATTTATCAGGATGGACTTGGCAAATAACAGAAATTCGTATATGGGATAACCATATTCAAGAGGTTAATTCTATCTCTATGCAAACACTTGAAGAACTTTATAAAGGGAGGAAGAAATGAAATTTAATTGGAAGTTTATTTTATTTAAGAACAAATACAAATGGATATGGCATCACATTATTCAAACAACTAAAAGTGGTGGCGATATTTATAACTTTAAAAGAAGAAGATAATGTATTATCCTATTAAACCTAGAGGCAATCGTAAAATAATTAACAGCTATATCTATCATCCATCCTTCAAGGATATAGAGATAGATAATATTATTACAATGATTGATGAAAAGAAATGGGTAGATGCCGGTATTGTTACTGGTGAATCAGGTCCATACAAGTCTGACATTCGTACCAATAGTGAACAAGTTATTCCTCCTGATAAAACTGGTTTCCCTTATACTCAACTGGCTAACATCATAGCTGAGCTTAATAGGGATTGGTGGAACTTTGATGTTACTGGTTTTAATTTTACAACTGACCATCCATCCGTTTTTCAATATAAGAAAACACAGAAGTTTGATTGGCACTTTGATGTAACAAATGTAGAACCAACTCGTAAGTTAGGATTTACCTTACAGCTATCTGATTCAAATGACTATGAAGGTGGTCAGTTAGAATTTTTTGGTTATGATAATGACAATAACACAAGAAAACGAGGTACTTTAATTTTATTTCCCAGCTATACTTGGCATAGGATTACTCCAATTACTAAAGGAAAACGATTAGCTATGGTTGGTTGGGTTCATGGTCCAAGCTTTCAATAAGCATATCAAGTATATGCCTTGCCTTATTTAAGTCTTCTTTTCTATCGCCCTTGTGTCGTAGAAGATACTGTATAATATCTCCTTCGGCTTTAGGTATTCTATTGGCTATGAAAAATTCCATTGGCTGTATTTTCCACTCTAAATAGTGTTTACCACCTACTTGTCTGTTAAAGCTACTCATAAAACCTCCATATAAGCTTATAGAGAGGCTTGTAGCAAGTCGGCTGTATGATTCTACCCCTCTAAATTAAAGTAGGGGAGCAGTAGGTACGGAGAAGTTGAAACCTACTATATGCTCCCCTTTTACTTGCTCAAGGAAACAAGTTCTTATTACTTATTTCTTGAAACTTGATTTGTCAAAACTTCTTATTGTAACATCTGATACACAAATGTTTTGCAATATCTTTATAGTATGCATAACTGGAAGGTAAGTAACTCATCATCAGGTCTTGATGATAGGTTTTGTCACACGAATCACAAGAATAAAACAATTTCTTATCTCTCCTTTTAACTGGCTTTATTAACTTTATTATTTTCGCTGTCATTTGTATTCCCCTGAGTTTTTTCTACATAATTATCCATAGTATATAAAGGTATTGTTCTATATTTTTTTCTTAGTCCTATTATTTCTTCACATTTATTTAGGAACATCTTATGTAGTTCATTTATTTCTCTGTCTTTTTCAAGCAATTTATTTTGTAGTTGCTTAATTTCTCTTTCATATTCATTTTGTTTTATTTTATTCATATCTTCTGCTCCATATTCCAGATACTCTGTCGTAGTTAAGCCTTGTTAATACTTGGGATTTTGTTTTTGGTTCTCGCAAAGCCTTGTGACCTAATCTTTTTTTTAATTTTTTGATTCTTATTTTCAGTTTCATAGGTCACTTGGCTCTTGCCCATTAGAAAGGAATATCTGCCTTGTCTATTTCAGTTTCTTCTTTACTAGTTTGTTTCGGTGGTAATGCCTTTTCTGGTAAGGCATCACCACCTTCTCCAGCTCCTAACCCAATTCTTTTAATTACCCCTCTGAATCGTGGAACATTTATTTCTGTTATCCATTTCGTGCCATCTTCTGTTTCAAACGACCTCGTAGATATTTCTCCCTTGATATAAAACAGCTCTCCCTTTTTACCTACCCTCTCTAGCATTTCTGCAAGTCTTGGGTCGAAGACCACTATCTTATGCCATTCGGTTTTTTCTTTCCACTCCTCACCTTGCTTGTACTTTTGGTTCGTAGCTAATGACATCCGTGCATACTTGTCGCCCTTGCTGGTATCTTTTATCTCAGCATCAGCTCCAAGTCTGCCTACTAATGTTACTTCATTTATCATTTTTTACCTCCTTATGACCCTTGATATTAAACTCCTTATATAACTCATCTACATATTTAGAGCTATCAAATTTACCCATAAATACATCAGCGCATAATCCTAGATGGCTGAAAGCTTTTGTCATAGCATCTGTCATAGCTTTCTTTGGTGCTTCATCATCTAGTTTACCATTATTTTTATATAAGTTTTGAACAGATGATATTGGACCAAAAGAATTGGTTAATGTTTTGGTTGGGTTCTTGGTATCTTCATCCCTCCAGTAGATAGTAACTTCTGCGAATACTAATTTTTCTGTGTAGACAAATTTGTTTTCGTGTTTCCATCCCCATCCAATAGGTCCGAATGTTTCTGTCATTCTCATTATCTGCCATTGAGGGTCAATGGTTGTTAGCTTACCCCATCCTTTGTTCATTGACTTGGTACTTCTTGGGTCGGTAGTTTTTAGTTTATCCCAAAATTTTCTATTGAACCAGTAATTAGGGTCTACTGTCTTAACTTCTGATTTTGTAGTTGGCATATCTTTTTCCTCCGTTTTTTATTGTTTCTGTTGCTATATCATATCCTTCTTTTTTCAAATCAAATATGATAGCTGCTAATCTAAAAGCTCCAAACTTATTCAAAGCTTCTATTGGTGTTATACTATTATCTTTTTTTAAATAATTTAACACCAAACTTTTTTGAGTATCGAATCTATTATGCATCTTCTTCTCCTATATTAACTGTTAATCTACCAGTCTTGGAACGCTTAACTGAAACACCAAGTCCAATAGCTTCTCTCCAATCAGGTTGCATAAGGGATTTGATTTCTTTCTTTGCATCATCAAATTCTTTTGCTTTGTTTTTTGTATCAGATAGAACATGAGATAACATAACCCATTGATTATTCTGTGACATATCTTTTACTATCATCTTATCTAATACAAGCTCCTTAGTTGATGGTGTTTCTATTGATTCACCATCATATGGTGGCTTATTTTGTACGACAAAGCTCCAAAACTGTTCTTCCTTTTCTACCAGTTCTTTCATAAACTTTTCATTCTTCTCTATACGATAAGCTCCCCATCTGTTACCGAAGATAATAGATAGCCAAGAGTAATCACATTCAAACACATACATATAGTGGTGTATCTGAGGCAAGTAATTCTCTATTGCTTTTTCTTGAGTAACAAATCCGTTTAAATGTTTAGCTTCAAAGATACCAAATCCTTGAGCTTTATCGTGGACCAAGCCATCAACATTGGCATACATAAATGGTTTAAGATTGCTTGTCTTAATACCAGTATGAGTTACCTCCATTTCCATTTCTTGTTCAAACCATTTAAGATTAAATGATTCTGTCCATACTCCTAGTTGTACTGGAAATTCTCTTGACAAGTCAGGTGATTCTTTCTTGCCAGTCTTCTCCAGCCATAAATCATACCAGTCGCCTGATACTATCTTCCTTGCATCAGAACCACCAATACCTTTCATTCTTTCTTCTTTAGTGTAAGCTAACTCACTCATCATTCTCCTCCTTTAGTTTTTTATTATAGATGTTATAATAAATTCTTTTAATTATTTTTACGTATTCTTTCTGTGTATATTTTGATATGTCTATTTCAGATACTAAATAAGTAAATAACATTTCTTGAGATAATTTACTCATTCTCCTCCTCCTTTTTTAGTTTATCCCTTCGTAATCTAGCTCTTGAAACAACTTCCATAAATTGAAGACACTTCTTATCTTTATCTTGAAAACAATTAATGAAATCCATTAAGGGAAAGCTAGGTCTAGTATGCATTAAGAATATTATATTCTTGTCTACCCATCTTTGTTTTCTGTTGACTGGGTTGGACCAGTCAATGTTCTCCCTCTTGCGATAAGGATTCCACAGTCTTGATAAAATTTTTATTTTACTTTTAATGTTATTTTGCATCCCAATGCCTCTGCCCAGTTATAAAGGTTATAAACATTTGGTCTTCGCATACCACACTCCCACTTGGATACTAGCTTCTCAGCTACTCCTATCCTGTCGTTCAATTCCATCTGTGTTATTTTCAATTTATGTCTCCGTTTAATAAATGGAAAGATTACATCATTCCAAAATTTGTCGTGTCTTTTTTTGACTATGTAGGGCATTGTAAATTTTTCTAACTGTCTCAGCACGTGGTTCATACTTGCCCTTGAGCCATCTATAATAGGTACTGGGATTAATTCCAACCTCATTACATTTCTCCTTTATAGTATTCTTATCCATATTTCTCATCATATCTAGTGCATGAAACATGGTGCATTAATGCCATAAATTATTACATAAGTCTACTTATCTTTATCTTTGATATAACTTTTTCTCCTGTAATTGTTCATCAAGCCATTCTTCAGCCAATTGCTTTGCTTGTTCAATAGTCTTACAATTATATTCGGTAAAGACATTCACTTCCTTGTCATTATCAAAGACATTAAAAGTTGCTGATTCATTCCAAAAAATCTTAATGTTGTTTTCAAATTCAAAAACTATATTACTAGTTGGCACTATTTTTTCTCCTTAATTATTGTGAAGAACCAACGCCCTCACGCAAGAAAGGGCGTTGTGTTCTTCAATTAAGAACATCACTACTGTTACATCAATCGGAGAAAATCCAATGAGAGGTATGATGTTCTTTGTTTGGTAATATGAATACATAGGTCCTAGACCTCTAGTACCTAATACTACCTAGCATAAAGGGAATTAAACCCTCTATGTGTTCTATCATCTTGCACTAGGGAGCTACCCTTTGCACTAGAGAACTACCCTTATTACTCGGTTCACTCCCTAATGTATTACTCGGTTCACTCCCTAATGCTTTTTAGGTATACCCAATGGGATTTTCACCCATACTACTATTCTCTATGTTACTCTTATCACTGCTCTCTATGAGAAAGTTTGTTTAAGTAGAGCGGAAAGTGCAAACGTCACACTTAAGTCTACAAAATAAGCATAAACAATAGC